CCGCCGCACCGGCACGGCCGCCTACACGATCTATCGCATCGGCTAAGGAGGTCCCTATGCCTAATACCAAACCGGTAGGCGTCGCGTTCTCGGACCCGGAACTTGTCTCCGGCACGACGATCACGGGCGCTACCATTTCTGGCTCGACGATTACGGGCTCGACACTAACGACGGCGACGGCCTCCGGCACGTTCACGTCCACGGCGACGAGCGGCCCGGTTATCGCGAATGCGACGGCCGGACTCTACTTCCTGACCACGGCCATCACGGCGGGGTCGACGACCACGACCGCTCCGGCGGGCTCGCTGGCGACGACGACCAACGCCACGGGCGCTGGCAAGCTGTTCACTTCGGTGGCCGGCAAGTGGGAATATCCCGTCGTCGCTTAAATCAACCCTACGAGCGGCCTACGGGCCGCTCGGCCCTTACCATAGGTGTAAAATGGCTGTAATTTACCTGCGGCACCCCAAGCATGGGGTGAAGGTCGCTACCATGGATTTGGAAGCCGCCTACGACGAAGAGAACGGCTGGGAAAGGTTCGAGCCAGATGACGACAGCGGGCGAGCAGATCAACGGAGCGCTGAGACTGTTGGGCGTCCTCGCAGAGGGCGAAACGCCCTCAGCCGAGACATCGCAGGACGCGCTGACCGCGCTGAATCAGATGATCGACTCGTGGAACACCGAGCGGCTGTCGGTATTTTCGACACAGGACCAAGTTTTTAACTGGCCGTCGGGCGAGCTGTTTCGCACGCTTGGCCCGACCGGCAATTTCGTAGGTGAACGACCTGTTCTGTTAGATGACTCGACGTATTTCCGCGACCCGCAGACCAACGTCTCCTACGGCATAAAGTTTATCAACCAGCAGCAATATAACGGTATTGCTGTAAAGACCGTGACCAGCACGTATCCGCAGGTCATCTTCGTCAACAATACGTTTCCCGATATTGAAATGTATATCTACCCTAAGCCGCTACGGCTGTTGGAGTGGCATTTCATTTCTATTGAAAAATTGACGCAACCGGCTATTTTGGCTACGCCATTGACGTTTCCGCCGGGCTATCTTCGCGCTTTTCGCTACAATCTGGCTTGCGAAATTGCCCCCGAGTTTGGCGTCGAGCCGCCTGCACAAGTGCAGCGCATCGCCATGTATAGCAAGCGCAATCTGAAGCGCATTAACAACCCCGACGACATTATGGCGCTGCCTTACAGCATCGTCGGCACTCGTCAACGGTATAATATTTACGCAGGAAACTACTGATGACAAACATAGCTATTTCGGCCCTTCCAGTCACCACGTCTTCGTCTGGCGCGGATGTCTTTCCTCTTGTTCAGAGCGCCACGACAAAACAGATTTCTTATACAAATCTGTTTACGAACGTGACCCTTGTTACGCCTAATATCGGCACACCTACGGCTGGCGTTCTGACAAGCTGCTCGGGGCTTCCGATTACGACCGGCGTCTCTGGTATGGGGGCTAACGTAGCGACGTTCTTGGCTACGCCATCTTCAGCTAATCTTCGCGTTGCGCTTACGGATGAAACCGGGTCGGGGTCGGCGGTTTTTGCCACTAATCCGTCTATTACGGGTTTAATGCAGGGCGCATCGGCTACGAAGACAGCTAGTTTTACGCTTGCAGATACGGACGCGTTTATCGTCTGCAACGGTGCGTCGGCTAACGTCACTGTCACGTTGCCTGCCGCTGCGAGCTGGACCGGCCGCGCCGTTTACATCAAGAATTTGAGCGGTACTTATACGGTCATCTCCGCCGCGTCAGACGTTCAACCTTTGACGAGCGCTACACCGGGGACCGCTATTTTGGCCGCCACGGCCGGTAAATGGGCTATTCTTGTCAGCAATGGCACTGACTGGGTTATCATGGCGGCAGCATGAAAACGCCTATTCTTGGGTCTAGCTATGTGGCCCGCAGCGTTAACGCTGCGGATAACCGCATGATTAACTTATTTCCTGAGATTGTTGCAGAGGCTCGCAAAGAGCCGGCTTTTCTTCAACGCGCTCCCGGTTTGCGTCTGATAACGACGGCCGGCGTTGGTCCTATTAGAGGCATGTGGCAGTTTAATGGGCGCAGTTTTGTTGTTTCTGGTGGGTTTTTGTATCAACTTACGTCTGATTGGCGAGTCATACAGATAGGTGAGATCGGCGGGACTGGTTCTGTAAGTATGGCCGATAACGGCAATCAATTATTCATTGCTGCAAATCCTGAAGCCTTTATATACAATGTTACCACACGCAATCTTCAGCGAATAACCGACCCTGATTTTCCGGGCGCGGTTACAGTAGGTTATATTGATGGGTATTTTGTATTTAATGAACCGAATAGCCAGAGGATCTGGATTACGTCTATTTACGATGGAACTAACATAGACGCACTTGACTTTGCTAGCGCTGAAGGTTCTCCAGATAACATTGTGGCGGTTATCGTCGATCATCGCGAAGTTTGGCTATTCGGCACTAATTCAGTCGAAGTCTGGTATAATTCTGGAAATCCAGATTTTCCGCTTTCGCGTATTCAAGGTGCGTTTAACGAATTAGGTTGCGTAGCCCCGTATTCGGTGGCCAAACTTGACAATACTATTTTTTGGCTCGGCGCGGACGCGCGCGGGCGGGGCATTGTTTACAAAGCCAAAGGCTATACTGGCGAGCGTATTTCTACGCACGCGGTTGAATGGCAAATCCAGCAATACGCCAACATGGGCGACGCCATTGGCTATACCTATCAGCAAGATGGCCATGCGTTTTATGTGTTAGTATTCCCATCTGCTAATACTACATGGGTATATGATGCTTCCACGCAAGTCTGGCATGAACGTGCTGGATGGGATGGCGCACGGTTTACGCGTCATCGTGGCAACTGTCAGATGTCATATAACAGTGAGATTGTTATAGGGGACTATGAAAACGGCAATCTTTACGCTTTTGACCTGAACTATTATCAAGACAATGGCGGCATTCAAAAATGGCTGCGCTCTTGGCGAGCGCTCCCGACAGGACAGAATAATCTGAAGCGCACAACACAACATTCGCTTCAATTGGATTGCGAAACTGGGGCCACGTTATACTCGGATGATTTTTCCGGGTTTTATCAGTTAATTACTGAAAACGGTTACACTATAGTAACTGAGTTCAATCAAATATATATACAAACTGAAAACGCAGAGTTTTTGACAACTGAATCCGGCGACGAGCTTGTATTAATAAACTACCCAGAGCCATACCCGGACGGCTATACATTAATAACTGAAGAAGAACCACCCGCGATGGGCGCTGACCCGCAAGTTATGTTGCGGTGGTCAGATGATAGCGGCCATACTTGGTCAAGTGAGCATTGGAAATCTATGGGCCGAATTGGTCAATTTGGTTACCGCACAATTTGGAGACGGTTAGGTATGACCTTAAAAATCCGTGATAGGGTTTATGAGGTGTCGGGGACAGACCCGGTAAAAATAGCTATTGTGGGCGCGGAACTTATATTGGACCCGACAAATGCCTAATATTACCAATATACCGGCTTCGCGCGTCCCCTTGATTGAGGACAATTCCACACTTATGTCGCGCGAATGGTATAGGTTCTTCTATAATATTTTTGAACTTACAGGCGGCGGCACAAATGACTTGAGCGTCAACGATCTGGCCCAAGCGCCAGCTCCTATGACAGCAGAAGCATTTGCTGAAATAAATAGTCTGTATAGTCTTGCGTCGTCATTACCGCGTCCTGAACTCGGCACAATGGCCGCGCTTCAGCAAGACAATGTGCCTTGGCTGCGGTTCAGTCTTACGGGCCTGCCTTACACGCCGCCCGTCGGAACAATTTGGTGGGGCGACAGAGCGACCGTTAACATCCAAGCCACAAATAATGTGACCCAGCCAATTGGCGAATCGCAATATTATTATGTCAAGGCCGACGCAGCGATTACTAAGGGCCAGGTCGTAATGTTTACCGGCGCGGTAGGCGCGTCGGGTGTTCTTAAAGCAGCGCCAGCGCAAAGCGTAACTATCGCCGAATATATAATGGGCGTCGCGGCTGAAAACATTGCATTGAACGGTTTTGGCCTCATAACCAGCTTTGGGTTAGTCAAAGGAATAAATACTAACGCTTTTAATGAAGGCGACGAACTTTACTACAATCCTTCTTCTGTAGGTGGTTTTACTGCGACGCCGCCGAATCAAAGCCCGACGGCTCCAGCTACTAGCGTTCTTGTCGCGGCTGTAATCAATAAAAGCGTCGGAAACGGGTCCGTATTTGTCCGTGTAAGCGCAGGATCAAAGTTAGGTGGTTCGGATAGTAATGTTCAATTCAGCACGCTTAATAACGGCGATTTAATTAGATACGATAGCGCGTCAGGATACTGGAAAAATGTTGCGGCTAGTGCGATCGGAACCGTATCATCTATAAGTTTTGGTTCTACAGGTCTTACGCCAGCTACAGCTACTACTGGCGCGGTAACGGTTGCAGGCACTCTCGCCGTGGCCAACGGAGGCACCGCGCTATCGTCAACACCTACAAATGGCCAGCTTCTGATTGGTAACGGAACAAATTATTCGCTTTCTACGCTGACAGCAGGCAGTGGCATTTCAATCTCAAACGGTGCGGGGTCTATATCTATATCGGCCACCACAGCGGGCGGCACAGTTACAAGCGTTTCCGCTCTTACGTTGGGCACAACAGGAACTGATCTTAGCAGCACAGTTGCTAACCCGACAACAACGCCAGTTATTACACTTAATGTCCCTACGGCGTCGGCTACTAACAGAGGCGCGCTTAGTTCTACTGACTGGTCTACGTTCAATGGTAAACAGGCCGCGCTTGTTAGCGGGACAAACATTAAAACTGTTAATGGAACGTCTTTATTGGGAAGCGGTGATGTCGGTACGATAACGGCAGACTATGGTGGAACAGGGCAAACATCATATACTATCGGCGATCTACTATATGCATCTGGAGCCACTACGTTAAGTAAATTAGCCGATGTAGCTACAGGAAATGCCCTTATTTCTGGCGGCGTAGGCGTGGCTCCGTCATGGGGTAAAATTGGTCTTACTACACATATTTCTGGCACGCTTGCGGTGGGCAATGGCGGCACCGGGTCAACGGCCTATACTGCGGGGTACATTCCGTTCTCAAACGGAACTAGTCTTACTTCTAGCGATAAAGTATTTTGGGATGATTCACTATTTAGATTAGGTATAAATACAGCCGCGAGTCCATTATCGCCTTTACATGTAAGAGCGCTTAATTCATCAGGCACGCTTATTGATTCTGCGTCAATTCTTTTAGTAGGTGGCGCTAGTTTTGCGGTTCGTTTTGGTACGGATGTAACTAGTTCTAAGCTAGAAGGTGTCGACGTAACTGGGTCTGGATCTTATCAGCCATTTTCTGTCGGCGGATCTGAAGTATTGTTTAAGCTCAGTGATGTTCAAAAAGGCAAATTTTCTGGAGACAGTTTTTTTGTGGGGGGAAACACTGACGCTGGGCGTATGACTTATGAGTTTTCAAGCGGCATATATGGGCGCGGCGGGCGATATTCATCAACGACCGGCACAGCGTTTTTCGATCAGTTTATCTATAACGGCACTCAAAAAGGAACTATATCTTGCGATGGGTCCGTAATGACCTATGGGGGAACGTCTGATTACAGGCTAAAAAAAGACTACCGCGAGATACCCGATGTTCTGGCGCGCATCCGTAATCTTCGCCCCATAGCATTCGCTTGGACTGACACCGAAAAATCCGGCGAGGGTTTTTTGGCGCATGAGCTACAGGAAATTATTCCTTACGCTGTTGTTGGCGAAAAGGACGCCGTTGATATTGATGGTAATCCCCGATATCAAATGGTAGACTACGCAAAATTGACGCCTATTCTTACCGCAGCCCTTCAGTCAGCGCTGAACAAGATAGACGCACTCGAAGCACGCGTATCAGATCTAGAGGCTTGACACTTAGTGTGTTACGCTGTTTAAAAAGGGTCGTTTACAATGGCTAATGTTGCTATCCCGCCCAAGCTGCAATTTTTTGACGCCAATGGCAATCCACTGGTTGGCGGGAAACTTTACACATACGCCGCCGGCACAACCACGCCATTGACGACTTACACGTCGGCGGCGGGGACGATCCCTAATACCAACCCTGTTATTCTTAACTCTCGCGGCGAAGCCGAAGTTTGGCTTGGGACCGGCCAATATAAGTTTAAGCTAACGACATCGACTGACGTTGAAATTTGGACTGTAGATAATCTTAACGGTGCTGATACAGCTACCATTAACGCAATTTTAGCCCAGCTTAATGTATCTGGCGGCGCTGCGCTTATCGGGTATTTACCCGGAGGCACAAACGCCGTCTCTACAACAGTCCAACAGAAGTTGCGGCAGAACATAAGCGTTTTTGATTTTATGACCGCCGCACAAATTGCGGACGTTGAAGCCGGGACTTTAGGAATTGACGTTACAGCCGCCGTGCAAGCTGCCGTGTCTTATGCTTCCGGTCTGGCACTGACATATAATCCTATTGTTAGCGGTCAAAGTTCATCGGCTGTTGGCACTATGCCGACACTATATTTTCCGAAAGGCCGGTATAAAATAAGCAGTGTAATTACGCTCGGCGCATATATTAAAATAATAGGTGATTACGCAGTAATATCTCAATCAACATCAACATCGGATATATTCGTCGGATTGTTTTATGAGTGGACTATCGAAGGCATAACTTTTGTCGGCGGGCGGTTTCAGATTTGGTATTATAACGACAATATTAACGCGGCGCGTGTCACGATTCGGGATTGTGACTTTACGTTATCGTCCAGCTACGCGATTAAATCTACCGCCACCGGCGGCACATTTACTCATCTTAGCGCTAACGTGCTGATTGAAAATTGCCGGTTTTTGGCTCCGAACAAGGTGTTCGACAACTGTTCGGACATTGCAAAAGTCGCTGATTGTTGGGTTCAGGTCGAAAAAACGACCATGACTGACGGCACGGCGGCGTTTAACAATCAGGCTTCTACTGGGTTCCCACGTCTCATCATTGACAACATGATCGGCGTCCCCGTCATGGGGTCGGGCGTTTTTAGATTTGATTTAACGCGTTGGGTAGACAATTATTACTCTTTTAGCGCGTATGATACTCGTTTTGGTGGTGAAGACGCCGGTATGAGCATTGTTCACCAACTAGCTGGGCAAGATACGTCTATTCCTTGGTCGGCGTCAGAAATAAATCTGGATCGTTGTTGGCTATACGCTGGCGTGGAATCTTCACCTACATCAGGGGTTATATTTCTACAAGGATATATCCCTAATCGCGTGTCTATAAAAAACTGTTCTGGGCCTGTCAGCAGTCCTTTTATTGTAAATCCGGGGATTAACTTAGCGACTTATTTTTCAAATTGGCAATCTATAACTGGTTTTCCATCTTGGCAATATTTCTGCATGGATATTAATAACAATATATTTTCTCCAGTAGAACTATCGACGCATCCTTACGCTTCGGCCGGAAGAATTCCAATCGGGTTAAGAACTTATATGGCCACAACTGGCGCGGTTACGCGGCAAATGAAGTTGATTACTTCAGGATCTCAGAACAGAGGCCCAACCGATCCTATTCAATTCGCGGTCACATCATTTAACAGTTGTGGTATCTTCTCTGGCGCAACGCCGACAAGAATATACATGCCGGCGGGTTGCAGCAGAGCGCAAATTCATGTTGTTATTTCCGTTCTTGGGACTACCACGGCTAAAAATATTGCGTCTTTTGTTCGTGACGGCGCGGGGGCTGTTATCCAAGGAACTTCGGGATGGCACGGAAACACCGCTAGCCCCGGCGTAGATATTATAAATTACGTTGCTGAAGTAACAGGCACGTATGGTCAATGGTTTGACGTAGTTGTGCAACAGCCGTCAGGTGCTGCGTTAGATATACCATCTGCTTTTGTGTCGATCACGCCAATGGACTATGTAGGCTAAGCTATGACCGTAACAGCTACAGTTCTTATACCGTCCAAAGCGGCGGAAGCTGCGCAAACGACGCAATATGTGGCGGCCACGGGCGCAACAATCATAGACAAATTCACCGCCGTTAACACTGGAGCGGCGGCGTATATAATAAGCGTAAATTTGGTCCCCGCTGATAGCATAGCTAACGCCACTAACATCATTACGCAGACCAAAACGCTCCAACCCAACGAAGTATATACATTCCCCGAAATCGTCGGGCATGTGTTGACATTAGGGTCGTCCATATCGACTATAGCCAACAATACAGCAATTTCAATTCGGTCGAGCGGGCGTATCGTAACCTAATGTCAACAAAGATTGTTGATAATCGTGATCTGGCGTTAAAAATCGGATACGCCGCTACTGAGTGGAATTATCCGATTACATATGAAGAACACGTCCATAGAGCCAAAGACTGGAATGTAAACGTAATTGAAAGAGACGGTCGACCGATAGGCGCTATGTTTGAAAAAGACGGAGAGGTTCACTGCTCAATATTACCTGAATGGCGGCGTAAATGGCTGACAAAAGGGCTTTTGAAGCAGATTATTGACAGACCCGGATTTCATACGCGAGTGGACGATGGGCATGACTATATGTATGGTATTCTGGCGCGACTTGGCATGGTGAGCCGCCCTGACGGCACGGTAGGAAGGATCTGACGATGGGTTGGGGTAAGGCCGCAGCGGCTCAAAATCAAGCCACTCAGATGGCGATGATCGCGCAGGCTCAGCAGGCCGCGCAGGCCCAGCAGGCGCTTGAACGAGGCCAGACGCAGGCTGTCGGCGCTCTCGGGCGGGGCATGGAAGCGTATCAGCCCTATCAGGAAGCTGGCACGGGCGCGACTAACCAGCTTGCAGCGCTTTTCGCCCCCGGCGGCGCGTATACGCAGCAGCCTTCTCTGGCTGAGATCCAGATGGACCCCGGCTATGC